AAGTGGGACAAATTGGGTTTCCTTGAGGGACTCAAAGGACACATGAGAGAAAATGTGGCGCAGTTATATGAAAACCAAGCGTCACATTTGATAAATGAAGCATCTTCAACATCTGATACAGGTTCTTTTGAAACAGTTGTATTCCCAATTGTAAGGAGAGTTTTCTCAAAACTTTTGGCTAACGACATCGTTTCAGTACAAGCTATGAACTTACCTATTGGTAAATTGTTCTACTTCGTACCTAATATTCAGGATTATACAACTGGTAGTTCATCTTCATATGGAGTTCATTACCCTCCTTACGGAGCGCCTAATATGGAACCAGGCCAAACACCTAATTCAGGATACAATTATAACAACGGAAGAGACCTTTATGACAGATTCTATGAAGGTAACGAACCAGCATTAGACCCTCCAGGTTTATATGACTATTCAAAAGGAACATTTACTGCTTATACTGCTACTTCAGTTACTGCAATTTGGAATAATAATACTTTGAACTTGGAGCCTTCGGCTTACGCTGAAGGTGCAGGACCTGACGGTGGTTCATACAGAAAGGTTTTATTGATTATGTCAGGTTTTGCGGAGGATGGTAATGGTAAGTTAATCGGACCTGATGGTAATCCAGTTGATACTGAATCTTTCTTGTCAGATTTGACTATTTACCCAACTGCAGCAACAACTGCACTTATTGGAGGTAATGGTGGTCCACTTCTTTTCAGAGTTGTAACTCAAAGATATGGAAAGGGTATTGTTCAGTACGGTCAAACTAATCAAACATTAGACTTCCCAGGTAGTTTGACTGATGGAGGTCAATTTGATAATCTTTGTACTCCTTCAGGACAAATATATTTAGAGGTAGATTTACAAGTACCTGCATGTATTTCTTGTAATGGTTCTTTAGATGGTTATACGGGTGTAACATTCTCATCTACAACTGGTAATAATAACGCATTTATTCCTACATATAAAATTTACAAGAATTTGGAATTCGAAGATAGAATCGGTGAAGTTTCATTTGACCTTATGTCAGTAACAGTTTCTGTAACTGAAAGAAAGTTAAGAGCTCAATGGTCACCTGAAATGGCACAAGACGTTGCCGCATTTCACAACATTGACGCTGAAGCCGAATTGACAGCTTTGTTGTCTGAACAAGTTGCTGCGGAAATCGATAGAGAAATCTTAAGAGACCTCAGAAAAGGTGCTGCTTGGAACTTGAGATGGGATTACAACGGATGGAAGAGATTAGGTTCTAACGCAGTTCCTTACACTCAAAAAGACTGGAACCAAACTTTGATTACCGCAATCAACCAAATTTCTGCTCAAATCCACAAGTCTACCTTGAGAGGTGGTGCTAACTGGATAGTTGTTTCTTCTGAAATCAGTGCAATTTTTGATGACTTGGAATACTTCCACGTATCAAATGCAGCTCCTGAGCAAGACCAGTACAACATGGGTATTGAAAGAGTTGGTACATTAGCAGGTAGATATCAGGTTTATAGAGACCCTTACTTCCCACCTAACCAAGTGTTATTGGGTCACAAAGGAACATCTTTATTGGATACTGGTTATATTTACGCACCATATGTTCCATTACAATTGACACCTACAATGTATAACCCATTCAACTTTACACCAATCAAAGGTATCATGACAAGATACGCCAAAAAAATGGTGAACAACAGGTTCTATGGCAGGATTACCGTTGATGGAGTTAGAACGTTTGATTTAAGAGAATTGAGATAATCATAATCTTGAATAAATAAAAAAGGTCAGAGTAATCTGACCTTTTTTTTTTCCATTATTAAATAATTGATTTTATGGTATAAAGTGTTATATTTAATTTTATGAAAAAATATGTACCAACACAACAAGAAGTAGATACAATATTAAAATTGTATAATGAAGAACTTTTAGGTTCTCATAAAATATCATTAGAAATTGGATTGAACAAACAAATTGTATTAAGAATATTGAGGGAAAATGGTATTAACTTAGGACCTTCAGGAAGACGATATCTTGGAGGAAAAGAAGTTGCAAGTAAAAGATATGAATCTAAACAGGAAACCAAAGATAAAAAAAGAAATACACATAAGGTTTGGTCTGAAAACAACAGAGACTATTTGAATAGTTACCACAAGTTGTGGCGAGAAAAAAATATTGAGAAACACAGAGAAAATAAGAGAAATTATGAAAAAACCCGTAAATCCAATGACCCCATCTATAAGTTAATAAATAATTTCAGAACTGCGATATATCAGGTATTAAAGGAAAATAATGTTCAGAAAAATGGTCATTATTTTGAGATACTCAAATATTCCCCTGATGAACTAATCAATCATTTGGAAAAACAATTTGTTGATGGTATGACATGGGAAAACTATGGATTATGGCATGTTGACCATATTAAACCTATATCTTCATTCAGTATCAATGAAATTGGTGATGATGAGTTTATGAGGTGTTGGTGTTTGGAGAACTTACAACCTTTATGGGGTTCGGACAATATAAAAAAATCTAATAAATTGTGATATTTATAAATAAAAAAAAATGATTAAACAGAATTGGAATATATCTGACGAGGAAAGAAATAGAATTTTATTTTTACATGAGTCCGCATCTAAAAGACAATACCTTTTACCTGAACAGGTTAAAGCCACTGAATTTGCAAAAGAAGTGGGGGCGGAACTTACACCAAAGGGGGAAATAGATGTACAAGAAAAATCTTACCCAATATCGTTTAACTTTCCGAGTGGATATCATAGTGAAAAATCTGTTAGTCCTCAAGGTATTAATATTGCTGAACAGGTGGCAAATGCCTTTACATCTTTGAGGAAATTTCTTGTTAAATATAAGAAACCTAAATTTCAGAAAGTAGTTATTGAATCAGGAGAATCAGCAGTTCCCAATAAGGATAACGAAAAACCTGGTAGTCCAAGGTTATCACCTGGTGAATTAGCAAAAATGAGGAGTGAAACTATAAAAAGTTTATTGGAGAAGAATTTCCAAACTTTGGTGGATGAAGGTTTATTAGTTGATATTCCTCAAATTGAGATAAAGAAACCTGTGATTGGGGTTGCAACTGTAAAGGATAGTGAGGAAGCATTGAAAGAACAATTTATCAAAGCAATATTCACTGTTAGAGGTTTAACTTTAACTGAAGAATGTTCTTTAGATATTGAAATAAAAGTAAGGTATGATGCAGTACCATCATCTGATGACAAATACCACAATTGTAATGATGCCGAATTCACTTTGCTTTTGAACGGAGTTCCTGTAAAAGTTAAGGGTAAGAATACTACTATTTTTAGTTTAAATAACTATCCAAATGCCAACTCGGTATCACAGGAGTTGGTTGTTGACAGTGAAACCGCAAAGAAAATATTGGGTGTTTCCGAAAATGTTGATGTCGCCTTCAGGTGTGAATCCAAAAACGGATGTCACGAATCTCCATTAATTATGACAGTTTATTCAAAGGGGGAACTTGTAGGTGGTCCTAACTATATGGGAACATCAAAGAAAAGGTCGGATAGAATGAACACAGGTGATTCAAGAAAAGTTGCCACAATGGATAAATGTGGTAAAATTATTTCTGTCGAGAAGTTTATGAGCAATAAAGATACTGAAAAATAAAAAATTAATTTTTCATTTCTTTTTTTATTTTTTTGGTTGTCCTGCTTACGCACTCATCCCATTTTTTGTTAAATTCTTTTTCGGACATTACTTTGCCATTCCAAAGTGTGATATATCTTATTGTGTCAGGTTTATTGAAAATATATAAAACCTTTTTTTCTTCAATTACTTCTAAATCCAATACAGTTACTCTGTTGGAATAACAACTAACCAAGAAAATTAATGCCAGAAATGAAAGTTTTTTGGTCATAACATAAATTTTACCAAAACTATAATTTTTTTTCATCATTAAATCAATTCTGGTGATGTTTTTTTATCAACACGATACCAACATCATTTTTCAAATTATAATTGATCCTGTATGATATGTGACCCAAATTAAAGATTTTTCAGAATCCTAATTGACTTTGAAACCAATTCCGACTCAACCAAATTGAATATACCCGATTTATAAGCGTATTGTAAAGATGAGCTTATCACGTATTTCATTTGTTCTTCACTTAAATTATCAATAAGATTTGTTAATTCCTCCGTGTCATAAAAAGGAATATTATTAAATAACATTCCTATTGGTTGTTTTTCTTCCATTTCAATATTTATTGTTAAAGATAATATATGCGAAAAATAAATGAAGCCACAGGTTCGGGTAGTTCTGGAAAATTCAAAACACCAATAGTTCTCGCACCTGAAGTTTGGGAAAAAAAAGAACTTGCTCCATTTATAGATTCGGTTTATTCATACACTAACGCAGAATTGG